AAAATCCTCAATTGTATTGCTATCAGAAGCGTCTATCTTCCAATTGATAGCGTCAAGTATAAATCGTAAAGGTTCCATAAATGATTTAGTAAATTGTTGTTCGTAATCTATGAGACCGTGCATTTCAAATTCTTTAGGAAGTTTTGCCATAAAAGTAATAACATTGGCATTCCACATATTCTTTCGCAAATGCACAAACTTACCTTTATCACCTTCATAAAATTGTTGAAACTTATGTGATATCTTTTTTGTTTTTAATAAGTGATTATATAATAATGCACCTTTAACATGCATTGGTGTGCCTTTCTTGTAGATAGATGTACTGTCGCCATATTTCTTTACACCATTCACACTACGAGGAAAAGCAATATCTTCTGGTGGTAGTAATTCAAAATCTCTACGAAAGTTTACAATAAAGTCTTTCATTGCCTTTTGATCACCTGACATAATAACTTTAAAACTTTCTTTCAGTTTATCACGACATGGTAAAGGCGTAGATGTTTTTACTGCCTCAATACCCATAATCTTTAATTTAGGTTCTGGATATTGTACACCCTCTGAATTGTGTACGTTTAGAATATATCTTTTTTTGGCTGTCCAAATACCTTTATCAGCAATTGCCTCTCGTTTCATAACCATTTTATTTTCATAGACATTCATATAGTTACCAAGTTCATCATAACACTTTGTAATATATGGTTCTAATTTTTTAGAACAGAATTGATCTAATGCTTTTACAATTTTGTTTTTATCAGTTGCACCAGATAGTTTTACAAGTGGTGCCATATTAATATAAACGGAATCTGTATCTGAAGCAATGATATAATCTTCGTTATCTGTTTTGTATAGTTTGTTAAAGTATTCATTTAATTTTTGATCTATCCAACGTATATTCAATTGACCAGACGTTGTAATCGCCTCTGCCATTCTATGATCATAGTACCTAAAATATTTGTTACCAATAGCACCATATGCACTATTTAGCGAAATCTTTTTAGAATGCTGAACCAAATAATATCTTCGTGCAAGTTTTTCATACTTTGGATCTTTAGTGTTAGCATATTGTTGTTCGGCTTCAAGCATTTTCTTTTTATAGATTGTTCTATCATTGTATTCTTTTTGTATGATACGAGGTAAGAAACCTTGTTTACCAGTTCGATACATTGTACCATTAGCAGCCATACAATTACCATCAGAGGTGTCTACCTTTTTTTCTAATAAGTCATCTATGTAAACATTTTTTTTATCAGGTAATATTGTTTCTGGTGAAATATTATATTGCATAATCAAATGTGGATATAGTGAGTTTAAATCAAAAGACACTACCCAATCATGAAAACCTACTTTGGGATCTTTTACATATGCACCAACAAGTTCAGGTGATGATGGATTCATATCACGCATAGGAACAATAATTTTATCTTTTAGTAATTCATTAAAGATAATTGTATCCCACATTCTAACTTGAGAGAATACATCTTCATAATTTGCTTTGGCATTATATGCCATAGTCAATGCAAGTTCGATAAGTTGTAATCTGTCTTCTAGTTTATCAACCAGTTCAACGTCTTGTATGTTGTAATCAATAAACGATTGTATATCTTGTTGGTACCACTCTTTAAAAGTATCATAAGGGTTATCATCTTTTTGTTCACCTAATTCTACTTTACCAATATGATCTAGTCTGTAACTCTCTTGGTTCTTGATTGTAAATTTACGATAGAGTTGTAAATAGTCAAGTTGTGCAATACCTAATAGTCTAAAATAAGTTTGGGTTTTACCTTGTTCATACGTTTGGTCTTCTTGTATTATATTCCAAGGAGACATACGTTTCATGGCACCCTCACCTAATATTTTACCTATACGTTTAATTAAATAGGGTATGTCAAAGTATTTACTATTCCAACCTGTAAGAACATCAGGTGTATAAGATTGCCAAAATTTAAGAAACTGTTTAAGTAAATCTCTTTCATTTTCACATTTTACATAATGAACATTTTTTTGTTTTGTTGTATAATCTGCCATACCCCAAACCAATATCTGTTTTTTGACTTGATCTTTTACGGTAATACAAATCATTTTTTCAGCACAATCATTTACATTAGGAAAACCATATTCACTTTCAACCTCAATATCAATAGTGTAAATACGAAGTTTATCTTTATCGTATTCTACATTACCTGGCCAGTAATCTGCCATGTATTGATATTGAAATCTATCTGTGCCGTGTAAAAAATTTGGATGATTTTCGTATCTTTTAATTGCCTGTCTAGCGTCTTTGATTGATTTGTATGATACGGAATCTAATGCTCGTCCTTCTAGTGACTTGTATTGACCTTTATCTTTTGATGGCACATAAAGGCGAGGAACATATGGAACACGATCCTCGCATCTTTTACCATTATCGAAATATCTAACAAGTAGTTCATCACCATAAGGCGACACATTAGTGTAAAAATTCATAATATAATTATATCAGGTTTTGACTAAAAAGTCAATGTTAAATTGTTGTGTCTTTAAAATATTTTTCTAACACTTCTATCTGGTCATGATATTGTGCTATGATGTTTAATTCTTTTTCTATGGTTTCTAAAATATCACCATGCTCACCAATACCAACAGACTTACTTAAATAAACTTCAACGTTTGCTTTGTGTTTTTCTATATGACCTTTGGCATGTGCCATTAAAGCGTCATACATTATCTTTCTGGTTGCCATCCTCGTTTCCTTTCTTACCAATATTGTATTTTGGTTCTAATATCCATTCGTGTTTTTCTTTGAATGGTAAAACTTTAATTTGTGATAGTGGTGCTTTGTTTTCTATAACACCTACCAATTCTATCAAACCCCAATCACTTAAAAGTTGTGCAATTGTATTTCTTCTTTCAATATCGTTAACAAAAATATTTGCGGTCTTACCATCTAAGGCAAACAGTTCTTTAAAGTGTACAATAAAGTATCTACCTTGTTTATGTAGAATATGACACGATTGATAAATTTTTCGTTCTTTTCTACTTGCCACACCTATTCGTGTTAGTGTTTCTCGTATTTTAAGGAAATCATCTGGCTCTTTAATTTTCACCTCGAGCATGTTTTCTGGTTTCCATTCTATAACCTCACTCATTTTCTCCCACCTTTATATAATCTCTCTTTTATATAATCAAGTTTATCTTTTGTTAATACAGTTAAAACTTCTTGAGCTTTCTTATTAGAGTACCCAAAATATTGTTTTACAACATCTAAGTCCTTGATCTTAGAAGACTTTAACCATTTGCTAAATCTTTTTCTAGACTTTATACTATTTAGAAAAAATGAGAATTGCATATGCTTTGTAGCATGATGTAATCTATTCATTTCATTAGCATACATTACTGTGTCTGAAAAATAAGACAAACCTTTATTAATTATAAAAGGTGGATATTTTCTTTCCCACTCTCTATCATCAGTATCAAGCAATTTCTCTTTACTGTAATTGATAGCGGTAAGATATTTTGTTAAACTGTAATCACTCATTTGAATTTACATTCAGACATGATCTCAGTTAGACATGCAACCATATTGAGTTCTGGATCAGCAACAAAAGAATTTTTATATTGATACTCTGCCAGAAGAATAACCATAGGTGGAATACTTTGTGGTTGCAATTCTGTATAAAAGTTTTGATATAATTCTTTGTAAAGACCTGCAGGGTCTTGATCAATATTATCTACAACCCACTTTCTCATATTACCAAAGTGTCTATCTTTCAATGCTTTGTTTAGCGATTTAAGATTTGCTTCAGCAATATTAACAAGAATACCTGTATCTATTTTACCTGATACAGAATAACGTTGAAGTTCATTAATGGTTCTTCTAAAGTCTGGATAAAACTTAATGATCAGTTCTGCCAATACTTTTGGTTCAAACTCAATGTTCTCTTGTTCTAAGATTGTGGATAATCGTTTGTGAAATAAACCTGCTAGTTTTTCTTTATCTTTTTTCTGAATAGAAAAATTGATCACAGTACATCTAGAATGAATTGCAGGTATAATTTTATTTTTATAATTACATGTAAAAATAAATCTACAATTATTACTAAAAGTTTCGATAAAGTTTCTTAAGGCAGGTTGAACACTCTCAGCATTCATGTAATCTGCTTCATCAACAATAACCACTTTGGGTTTATCATTCTCATGTAGAGATACAGTTGAAGCAAAGTTCTTGATTTGATTTCTTACGACATCAATGGATCGACCTTCGTCAGAACCATTAATCATCATAACGTCACAACCAAGTTCGTGACATAATGCTTTTGCTACAGTAGTTTTACCTGTGCCAGCAGTACCAGATAATAATAGATTTGGAATTTCACCTTGTTTAAGAATTGACTTGAAAGTCTTTTTAATCTCAACAGGTAATATACATTCGTCAATTGTGGAAGGTCTATACGCCTCCACCCATAATAAATTTTCCATAGATTACCCCTCATACTTAGAAGTGTTTTCTAG